CTAGAATTTAACTGAGTTAGCGTGGTTGAGTAAATGGTCTGCATTAAGATGGGCATATCTCTTTACCATCTCTAATGTTTCCCAGCCACCCAATTCTTTTAAGGTAAATAATGGTGTGCCGGCCTGAACGTGCCAACTGGCCCAAGTATGCCTTAAATCATGGAAATGGAAATCAACCAATAAACATTTTTCAGTCGCTTTGTTAAATATTTTGCGGTTGATATCTTGTAATGCCTGCCCTTTACTTCCTACAAACACATATTTAGGATTTTTCCCTCTCTGCTTTTGTAGTAATTCAAGTGCATCATCATTAAGTAAAAGCGATCTCGCTTTTTCCGATTTGGCAATATCATTTGAAACAATCGCTACTTTACGGATAAAATCTATTTTATCCCAAGTCATAGAAAGTATTTCTGTTCGCCTTGCTCCTGTTAATAAAGCAAAAGAGCAGATAGTTTTCATCCAATCAGTACTAATATTATCAATAAACTGCTTGGCTTGTTCTTTGGTAATCCAACGAACCCGAATCGGTGGCTCTTTCTTTTTGGGGATAAACGGCATTTTATCAATATATCCCGCCTGATAAGCTAATTTTAAAATTCGCATTATAGACGTTCTATATTTATTCTTAGTAGAATTTGTCAATGGCGTGTCTTTTAACATATGCTTTTCTGGAATCGCCCCCAGTATTTCATCGCTTGTTAAAGAACTTAATATTCGACCAGCAAAAATATTTCGATAATAAATTGCGTGCCGTTTTTTGGTTGCTGTATCCTCTTTTCCTTCCGCATCTTTTAGAAATAACACCAATGCGTTTTCAAAGAGATAATCAGGTTTTTGATCTAGCTTATCAATTTGCCACAACTGAGCTTTTAATTTATCGTGGTATTGCTGAGCTTCTTTTTTTACAGTTGTTTTAATAGTGCGTCTAATTCTTTCTCCACTAGGGGTGTAGAGGTCAATGTAATAGACGTCACCTCTTTTTCTGATCGGCATAATTTTTCCTCTCCGACCGATAGAGCAAGCCCACGGTCATTATTAGATCGTTTTTTCAACAAATCAAGATTTGATTTATCAACTCGCCATAATCGGGAGCCATCCATTTGGTAAAATCCCCATCTATGGCGATTGTTAAAAACAGTCCAATAGGATACATTAAGGATATTTGCTACCTGTTTTATGCTTAATGTTTCCACATTATTCTCCAATAAAAAATCCCTCATTTAGAGGGATTGTATGTTTTTCTTTAATTGCCTTTTCTACACTTTGGTAGATATTTAAAATCAAGTCTATAGGTATGTTTGACCGCTCATTATAATTCTTGGCGAAATCTCCCCATTGTTTATCAGCCTTCTTCCTTTCTACCCTTAAGTTAAGATTAATATTGCTTTTAAATCTTGTTGGTTTCTGGATTGGATAACCATAATTACTGTAATAAGTGAGGTTATCATATTGGATGGTAAAATTCAGGATGTCGCTTATATAATGCCAAATTTTACTACTTGCTGGATTTTCAATCACAAATACCCTTGGCTGATAACGCTTGATAATTTCGATTGTGTTATAAATACATAATTCGCCGTTTATCCTATTTAAAAACGAACGATCATACTTAAACTGTACGTGAGGCAAATCATAATCAGCTCGGCCACGAATCGTAAATTTAGACAATGACCGATTTATAGCTCCTGTTTCTTGTTTCCAACTCGCATTACCACCCCACATTGCACTAGCTACAGACCAACTTTCGCACGGTGGACTAGCAATAATTAAGTCTGGCTTAGGTAATTTGTCGAGAGTATCAAATAGAGTGGTATCACCAAACATTCTGCTATAATCAGCCAAATTTAAGCTAATAAAGTGGTCATTTTTCGATTCAATATCTATGCCTATTGGGTATATTTCTATTACATTACATTGCATTGCATTGCATTGCATTGCATTGCATTGCAGCTTGAGTGTAGCACCCATTACCGCTATCGAACAAAGCCCAAACTATCATTTTTCTCTCCAAAAGATAACCGCTTGCGGAACAAGCGGTTGGTTGTATAAATTTAGCCACCTTAAAATTGAGTAAGCTTGTTAAATACCAATATCTATTTTTGCGATCTGCATCGAAAAAATAACTATCCAATCTGACAGCAAGACGCTTTCGTAGTAACCTCATAAGAAAACGGAGGGAACTATGAAAGAGCTTTTCAAACAATGGCTGATCAGTCAAAACTCATCATTTATTAGCGGCTGTGGCATTGACTGTATTTTGTCTAAGGTTGATGAAAACCTGAACATAATCAACGCCAACGAAGAAGAAACCGAAACGCTTATAGAGTGGCTTGGTGCTTTTCTACAAAATGTTTCGGTTTTTGTTGCGTAGGTTCTATAAATCTTCCTCTTTCACAAATACGCCATCAATCATTTTGCCTTTGCGGTCTTTGATTTGGTCGTAGGCGTGGGCGATGCAGTCTTGGAAATTTAAGTTGTAATATTCTGCAATATAATCCAACCATCCAACAACAGCAGATATTTCGCATTCGACTGTAATATTATCCCAGCCAAGAGACTCATTGATTTGAGCTAATGAGGAAATCACAGAAGTGATGTAATCTTGGAAATTATCACAATGAATATCATAAACAAGCTCCTCGTCTAGTTTGCATTGCTTGCGTAAAATCACCAACACCACAAAACAATCCCCAATCGCATCTTTAATCATTTCGGGGTTATTGCGGGCAATACCACCGCAGAGTTCGCCGAACTCTTCCATTAGTTTCAGCATTTGCTTTTGTGGGGTTGAGCCGTTGATTAAATTGCGGTTTTCTGCCCATTGTTCGATGTTTTTAATTAGTTGTTGCATTGGCAATCTCCATTATCTCGTCTAGATTTAACCTAAATAACTTCATAAGCTCTTGTTTATGTTCTGTTGATTTCACAGGGATAGGTACAAAATCAAGTCCGATTCTTTCAAATTGATGAACCATTTCAAGATTTTTTCTCATTTCCTCAGGGAGGCATCTTTCAATCATTATTAAATCCCCTCATTTCTTGCATTTCTCGCCCAATGAAAATACTGCTCGTGCGGTTTGGTATAGCTAGCAATAATAAATCCGTCCACCAAATCAGAATAGCGGACATCTAGTTTTCGTTCGGCGATAAAATTTAAGCGTTCGGTGTCGGTCATTTAATTACTCCTTTGGTGGTTCGGGGAGTGGTTGCCAGTGGGTGACATATCGAACATCATCAAAATCAATAGTTCCATATTCGGTAATAAATCCGTTGCCGTTTAATTCAGCAATAAATACGCTGCCGTTAAAAACTAAAACAGTATCAAACTCTTTTGGCATTTGTTCTTTAACCGAAATCCAGCCGTTATTTTCTACAAGTGTTGGTGGTTCAATAACTTGTTCAACTTCCCCAAATAACTCTGATTCTCTTTCTTCGTCGGTTAGTGGACGGATATCTGATTTTGCTCTACCTAAAACAACACCATAAACTGCATAGGGTAAATCATAGGCTTCATAGCTTTCGTGATCATCCATATCATCCGCAAACTCATAGGCTTCAGTAGCACCATTTAAACAGCTTTGTTTTGCTTGCTCTAAGGTTTCGTGCAGATTTAGGATATGTATATCATTTGATACATCAACCGAAAAATATTTGCCTTCATTCATTTTCTTTCTCCAAAATAACAATTGTTGAGAGCATAATAAGCACACTATCTGTGTTTTTGATATATGAGCAAGCGTTCAAACCAACCATTCCAAGCCATAAAGCAGGGGAACGACGTATTTTTCCAAACATACTATCTCCTGCTATTTCGCATTGCATTTAGCCATTCTTGAGCATCTTTTTCAGTTGCAAAATAAAAATGCAAATCTTCATCAAAAGGTCTTTCAGTATGTACTGTTTTTTCTATAGATAAATCATTAGTGATGGTATAGCAATTACGCCTCCATTTTTTTAGCGGGCAAGGTAAATCTAATTGCACTCTTGGGCGTGGTTCTTCCCACATTCCAACAATATCTCCCAAAGCTTCATCATTTTGTAATGAAATACGTCCTTCTAAAGTCCAACAAAATACATCTAATCTATTCTGAATAATTCCAACTAAGGGATAATCTGGATTAAATCCTTTATCCTCTAAGTTATTTAAATTACTCAAAATAAATACTTTTTCACCTTTCCGTGTTACTACTGGTTCTCCAGCTAATGCTTTTCTAAATTAAATGATTTCATTTCCCCTTCTACCTTTACTTATGACTATGATGTTTATGATTTCTCAACTCTATACCCTCTTTTCTAGAGAGCTTTTTAGTGTTCGTCAAAATCAAGAAATCAGCCTGAAGTTCTTCAAATTCGGCAGTAAGGTAGCTGATTTTTGCTCTAGCCTTATCTAATTCAGTCCTAGTGCTAGATAAATCTTGATCTAACTCTCGATTGCGTTCGAGTAGGCTTTCGTTAAAAATATTATATGCCTTTAATTTTGCTTCCAACTCTTTATAACGGCGTAAGTAGTAAAATGGGTTTAACCTCATTGTTATTCTCCAATAAAAAAGCGACCTATTCAGTCGCTGTGCCTAAAATTCTGCTTTTCGCTACTTCAATTAGCAGTTGATATTCCCGCTTGGTTTTCTCGTCGTGAACTTCGGCAGATTTCGCTAAAAACCCATCAACCGTGCCAGTAAAACAGCCTCGAGTGACAATCAGCCCGTCTTTTCCATTGTAAACGGTTAATGTACCGTTCTCTGTGCCAACATTGCTCGCCCAGAAAATCATTTTGCGCCTGGAAATTACACCACAAGATCGCACCCGAGCATCGCCGTACACCTGGGCATCGCCGGACACCTGAGCATCGCCGTACACCTGAGCATCGCCGTACACCTGAGCATCGCCGGACACCCGAGCATCGCCGTACACCTGAGCATCGCCGTACACCTGAGCATCGCCGGACACCCGAGCATTGCCGTACACCCAAGCATTGTCGTACACCCAAGCATTGTCGTACACCCAAGCATTGTCGTACACCTGAGCATCGCCGTACACCTGAGCATCGCCGTACACCTGAGCATTGTCGGACACCTGAGCATCGCCGTACACCTGAGCATCGCCGTACACCTGAGCATCGCCGTACACCCGAGCATCGCCGTACACCCAAGCATTGTCGTACACCTGGGCATCGCCGGACACCCGAGCATCGCCGGACACCCGAGCATCGCCGGACACCCGAGCATCGCCGGACACCCGAGCATCGCCGGACACCCGAGCATTGCCGTACACCCAAGCATTGTCGGACTGATCTAAGTTGCTCTCTTTTTCGATGTACCCGCCGAGTTCACCTGCTACTACCAAGCCAAAGGAGATTAGGGCTTTGATGCGGTAAAGTGTTCTGCCGTAGTGGTTGATTGTGTCGTCTTGGAGGAGTTCGTATTTCTTTTGGGTTGTCATAGTTAAATTCCTTCTGTATGCGTGTGCGATGGTTTTAGCGCTGGGATAACGTCGTCTTGAGGTATATCAGGATAACGCTGCCATCCATTTTTAAAATCGTTTAAATACCAAAGCGAACCGTCATCACACAACGCTGAAATGTTGAAATAATCTCCAATGGAATAGCCATCAACAAAGCTTTCGGAAATTTGAATAATTTTTCTCATATTTTTTACCTATTAAAAAGCCCCTTTCGGGGCGGTGGTTAATTCTTTAACGCTTTCAGCGTTTTAATAAACTGTGGGATATAAGTATCAAAAGCTTTCATCAGTACGGGATCTCGTTTTGCTGTGTAGATATACAAAGTTTGCTTTTCATATTCGGGACAGTAGCTGACAAAATCCCACGTTTCGTAACCTGTTACCCATAAAGCGGCTTGAACTTGAATAATATATTCCGTCGGTACGCCGCCTTCTAGCAAGTATTTAATATGGGTTTTCATCTTCGGGCATTTAATTTCTAAGCCTTTTTTCAATTTCGGCATTAATCCGTCTGGGCTTATCATTAAATCTTTATCTGAGTTGAGATAAACTCCACCAACTTGAATAACATCATTGCTAGTTTCAAACTCATAAGCCATTCTTGCTTGTGACTCGAGTCGATTTCCTCGCTCCATACTGTCCGATTTGAATGTTTCGCCTAACCCCTCAATGCTTTCTGCGACAAGCTCTGCTAAGTAAGCATTGTAAGCTGATGATTTTTTTCCATTAGGTGTAACGATACTCGAAATGCCCGTAGCAGTCGGAATGCCTAGCCGTGCAGTTAGCCATTCCTCCGTGCCTTGTTCACAATCAAGTGTAATTAGGCCATCTATCATAGTGGGATTTCCTGACCTAAGCTCTCACTTTGCTGAGATTGCTCTCGCTCTGCCTCTTGCTTATTAAGCGTAACATTCAGCTTATTCAAGACTTTTTCCACCCCTGATTTAGGGATTTCATTTAGGCTTTGTTTACCAGTGATGGCCAAGATTTTTTCGATTGGTGTATTCGTAATTTCTGCTAATTCGGTAATACGCTGGATTTGTTCATCGGTGGCAAGTTCTACAGCTGTAGTATCAATCGTATTTTTAGGTGTTACATTGATTGGTTGTTTTTCATTTTCTACAATTCGTTCTGCTTCATCTTGGTCGTAAATGCCCGTAAAGCCAAATGCTAATCTCGCACATTGGATCATTGCTTTATGGCGTAACATTCTTTTTGGGTGAGAGTTCCAAGCTGGAGAGTTCTTTTTACATTCCCCCATAAATTCCGTTACCACAATCGGTTTACTTCTATCTTTACGGTAGATAGTACAAGTACAGGCGGAATAGTCATCGGTAAAATGAAATTCCATACCATCATATTGAGGCTCACGGTTAATGATACGAACCCAACCATCAACGCCGACAATAGGTGTTAATCCTCCATTTCCACCCGGGAATGCATAAATTTCTTTTGTCCAAGGATTTAACTGGTATTGATTGGCAATAACCAATAATGCGACCATTTGGGCATCGCTTACGGTTGCCCCTGCAAAAGCAGAAGATTTAAGTGTCTCCACTAATCCTGAACCATCGCCCATTTCAAAGCGTTCAGCAAGTTTATTAGTCAATGTTTGTAGTGCGGTAGTCATAATGTTTCCTTATTTGGCTTTGTTAAGTGATACACAATCCCCAAGTTTCGCTTTCAGTTCACGAGCGATAATAACTGCATTACTTTGGGTGCTTTGATTTAGTCGAACGGTTATCACAAAATCTTCTAGCGGTTCTGTTGTTTCCGTTTTTGCAAAATTTTGTGAATTTTCGACCGCTTGTTTGGTGTCCATTTCATCTGCAATAGCTTTTGATTCTGCTTGAATTTTCTCAGCTTCGGCTTTTGCTTTTGCCTCTTGTTCTGCCTTGGCTTTGATTTCTGCCTCTCGCTGTTCTTCTTCCGCAATACGCTGCTGGATAATTGGTGCAAGGTCATCTTGTGCAGCAATTAACTTCACGGCATCGGGGAAAAGATAGGCTGATTTTGCGTTGATCTGATCCAATCGCTCTGTTAAACGTCCAATTTCCGCAGACATTTCGCTAATAATTGATGCTTCCTCTGCATTTACTGCTTTGGTTAAACTGTCAATAGTTCGCTTGTTCTTTTGAGCTTCTTCAATACGTTTAGCAATGCTGTGTTTTGGCATTGTTATTTCGAGAGCGAGAGAAATATCGCTTAATTTCACAAGCTTGTTGCGAGTTTCTGCAATTTTCTCAATCGCTTTATCCGCAATCTGTTTTTTGATTTCCGTTTCTTTCGCTTTTACCAGTTTATCTCGCTCTAATCTCTCTTGGCGGAAACGCTCTGCAATGCTTTCAGCAGTTGCTATTAATTCCGCAATTTCGCCGTTTTGCGTTTGCTTAATGGCATTTCGGATTTTGTCCTCAATTTCCTTTAATTCTTTGACTTCTTCCTTTGCTTTTGCGAAATCGTCATCGGTTTCAAAGGTTGATGTGAGCGTTGCAAGATATTGATTAGCTTGTTCCTCAAAGTTTTTTAGGTTAGTAGTAAGCACCTTACTTTCGGTTTTTAAGATAAGTTCTAACATAATTAATGGTTCCTCATTACATTCTGCCAATATTCACAATCCTGATCTTCGCTTTCGTCAAAATCATCAGGTTCTTCAAAATCATCTTCACTATTACACCCAACATCTTCAAATTGCTCGTAATAGTCGTCGGCACTTTCACATTGCCAAGGAGATAAAAAGCGTTTTCGTTTTCTCATATATCATCACTTGCAATATTGAGTTTTACCGCTATTTTCGGTTATCCAAATTCCTTGATTACGCTCACATTTGTAACGTTCCATTTGTATGTGGTCGTCATAGTCCATTTGCCCGATAATGCCTAATACCAAAATTATCAAGGCGATTGGGGCAAGTTGTTTAATTTTGTTCATAGGATTGTCCTTTTGTTGAAAAAAGCCCACGTTTTACGGTGGGCAAATGGAGCGACTTGCGTCTAGTTGTGGGTATTCCAAAACACACTTTCTCAAATGCACTTTGGAATAAATGCGTGTCTGCCCACGCCGTCGCCCGCCCGGCTTTCGCCATTCCGTCGGGTGCTGCTTGTATCCGTACTTACTCAAACTTGAGATAAGCGTGATTGCTTAGGACTGATACCAGTGTTGCCTTTTCAGCTCTCCACACCTTGCGAGTGTGTTGCCTAAACCTTGCCACCTCTTTTTGGCAAGTCGTTCAAATTTGTATGTCAGGGTCTAACCAACCTTGCCGAGTTATTAAATGAAATTTAATCACTGCTCGAGGTTGTTAATATCGTCCGCGCAAGCACTAAATTGTTAAAGAGCGTTACCTTTCTTAGATAAAGGTTCTTAGTTGATGCAGGCATAATACAAGATTTGCTTTAATATTACAAGTATAACTTTAAATTAATTTAAAGTGAAATTTACTTACCACTTGTAAACACTTGATTATTAAAATAATGTATATTTGAAAGGAAATTTAATTGATTGTTTTTTGTGCTAAATAAAGTTGCACAAGAAGAGAGCTTTGAGATATAACGGAACAAATTTCCCAAAATCAGTAGGTGGATTGTATGAAAAAAATTATCTTTTCTTCGATTATTACTCTTAGCGTTGTAGGTTGTGGTGCCAGCACGACTGAAATGCGTTCCCTGGAATCAAAAAGCTATCCAATTCTCGGGAACGCACAACAATCCAAGCAATGCTTGCTTGATAAGTTGAATGATTTCAGACCAGACCGAATGTTGATCAACGAATTAGGCGAGCGTACCGAAATTTTTATCGGGGCGACTCAGGCTGGTAAGTTTAGAAATTTCTACTTGTTTGATATTTCTAGCAAAGAAATTAAGCTCTCACATTACGATGGCGTATTTCCTGCGTTATCTGAACAAGAGGCTGATAGCTATATAAAATCTTGCCAATAATGGGGTTGGGTATGAATAAGTTTATTGTTATAGACATTGAAACCGCTAATCCTGATCTATTGTCAATTTGTCAGGTAGGTATTGTTTTCTTTGAGAATGGACGGATAGTGACAAAATGGGAAACTTTGGTAAACCCACAAGATTATTTTGATCCAATAAATGTTTGTGTTCACGGTATCACACCACAAGATGTTGAAGATGCCCCACTTCTTAGTGAGGTGATTCCTATCATCAAGGAATTTTTCAGTAATAATACTATTTGCTCTTATGGGGCTTTTGATAAAGCTGCAATGATGCGTATTTTACCAACCTTACCTAATCAATGGTTAGATATAATGCGAGTAGCTAGGAGATGTTGGAGTGATAAATTTGCCGAAAAAGGTTATGGATTGGCAAACGTATCAAATTTCTTGAAAATAGAGCAAAAACATCATCATAATGCCTTAGATGATGCTATTGTGGCTGGTCATATTCTAAATAGAGCCTTATCTGAAAGTAATGAAGATTTAGATTATTGGTTAGATCGGATTAAAAAGCCACTTCATCTAGAATATGATGAAAATGGAAATATTTTGCCTAAAATTAAACGTCAGGGTAATCCAGACGGCCCGCTATATGGAGAAGTCATCGTATTTACTGGCGAATTATCTATGCCAAGACAAACAGCGGCAGAAAAGGCAGCTTCGGTTGGTTGTGATGTTGTTGATGGCGTATCCAAGAAAGTGACTTTACTTGTTAAAGGTATTCAAGATAAAAGTCGATTAGCTGGTAAAAAACTAAGCAATAAAGAAATAAAAGCAAAAGACTTAATTTCTAAGGGACATATAATCAAAATTATTTCGGAAGATGATTTCTTAAAGATGATTGGAGAAAGCTAGTAGAAAAACGCTCATACTTTGATTTAGTATGAGCGTTCAATTTTATAAGTCTCTTGGGTGTATCGGTAAAACACGGACAAATTTACCTATAATTGTGACCGTTTCAAATAAATCATCTGTCATTTCAAATGGTTCATAAGATTTATTGTCTGAGAGAGCCTTATAAACGCCACCAGGAATGCGTTGTAAGCGTTTAATATAGACTTCATTATCGACAGCAAAAATATAAATTCCTTCACCAATATAAGCGGTAACATTTGTATCAATAAATACAACATCACCCTTATCAATCGTTGGACTCATACTATCTGTTGGGACAGTTATCATATATAAACCGTTATTTGTTTTCCTACCGACGATCTCTAGTAGCCCATCTTTAGAAAAGTAAATAGACTGAATAATATCAGGATATTCATTGTTTATATATCCACCAGCACCAGCTTTGGCTTTAACATCTAACAAATCTATTTGATAAGAATGAACATCATCAGATTTACCACGCATATTAGAAATTAAAAATTCTTCTCTTGCTATTTCTTCATCGCTCATTGAAAACCAATGTACAGGATAGCCACTAACATCTGCAATTTTACGTAATCTAGCTTGAGATGGCGTTGTTGGATTTTCATTCCTTAACCATTGCTGCACTGCCTGAGGTGTTACGCCTAATTTCATAGCTAAATCTGTTTGATTCCAACCTTTTTCAGAAATCATTTGTTCAATTCGTTTTTTAATGCTCATGATGCACCCCCTTTATTCCCTGCCATTTTACAAGGATAGCTTGTAAATTCAATTAAAGAATAACTTGTAAAAAGAAGCTTAAACTTGTAACATATATTAAAGCAAAAACAAGAAATACTTTTATGAGGGATAATAATGTGCTTACGAAATTAAAAGAATTAAATCAGTCTGAAATTGCTCGCCAACTTGGAGTTAAGCCACAAGCCGTACAGCAGTGGTTTAAAACTAAAGTACCTGCAGAGCGTTGCCCGGAAATCGAAAAATTTACAGAAGGGAAAGTAACTTGTGAAGAGCTACGCCCTGATGTTGATTGGGCAGTTTTACGAAATTCAGGCAAATAAAAAACCACCGCTGGAACGGTGGCTCTTTAAAACTAAACAACGAAAGGTAATTTCGATGAATCAATTATTAAATATTTCAGAACAGAAATCAAGCATTACGATGAGTAGTCGTGAAATTGCTGAAATTGTGGAAGCACGACACGACTCTGTAAAGAGAACGATTGAACGCTTACAAGATAAGGGGATTATTCAACTTACACCATTGGTGGAAGTTAAAAATCATTTAGGGCAAAGCGTTACTGAGTATCATCTAATCAAGCGTGATACTTACATTGTGGTTGCTCAACTTTGCCCTGAATTTACCGCTAGGCTCGTCGATTATTGGCAAGCAAGAGAGAGCCAGCAAATTCCTCAAACCCTCCCCGAAGCCTTACGTTTGGCCGCGGATTTAGCCGAACAGAACCAACAACAAGCGGTGCAGATTGCCTCGATGGAAAGCTATTTCCGCAACGGTATTTCACCTTTTGAGTTTGTAAAAGGCTTGAACGGTGTGAACTCACTCAAAATTGGGGAATATCTTATTGGTAAAAGTTGGCTTTATGAAGCAGCTAATGCCAAGCGTGTTGCCGCTTATGCTCGAGATCGCTATTTAACCGAAGAAACTACCGAAATAGCTCTTCATGGCAAAGAACCATTTGTGGCATACAAGCCGGTGTTGTTACGCAAAGGCGCGGCAAAGCTCTATGAATGGTACACCAAAGGCGAATTACCAATGAAGAAGAACTGGAACGGTGAATTTACACAAGATAAGGCGGTGGGGTTATGAGTAAATTTATTCCAAATAGCTTCCAAATGCCTAATGCGATTGTAGATGAATTTCTATCTCGTATTTCTGGTAATGCCTTTAAATGCTATGCGTTAATTGCTAGACAAACCACAGGTTGGCAAAAGCAATCAGACAAGATTTCTGTGAGCCAATTTATGGATAAATGTGGCATTAAAGACCGTAAAACTGCATTTTCTTGTTTGGCAGAATTGGAGCGGGTTTTACTAATTAAAACGTACAAATCAAAAGGTGAAATTACTGAGTTTTCGCTTAATTTTGAGTTTGAAGATGTTGATTCTGAACCAGTGCCAAAAAATGGGACTAGTACCAAAAATTCCTCTGAACCAGTGCCAAAAAATGGGACTAGTACCAGTACCAAAAATTGGCACTCTACAAAAGACACTATTAAAAAAAATATTACAAATAATACCCTTACGGGTATTAACGCACACACGCACGAGGCGAAAAGATCTGCGGTGTTAGTGTTGCTTGAGCAATTCGGCATTACAGGCAAACTGGCGGAGGATTTTATCGTACACCGCAAAGCCAAAAAAGCCCCGATTACCGAAACCGCATTGAAAGGCTTTCAGCGAGAAGCGGACAAAGCAGGCATTCCCATTCAACAGGCGGTAGAGATTGCGGTTGAACGTGGCTGGATAGGTTTTAAAGCAGATTGGAAATGGCAAGATGATCAACCTAAGCAACATCGACCAAAAGACAATATGCGAGCCGAATGGAATACGCCGGAAGCGTGGGCGGAGGTGCTGTGATGAATCTGCAAAACACTGCACAAAATCGACCGCTTGTGGTGGCGAATAATCCGAATGGCAAATTGTCGGGCGAGATTGAAAACTTGGTAGATCGTATTTTCGACCAGTTGCCAGCCAGTTGCCCAAGTATCCAATACTGGACGGAAAAGCAAATCGCAACGGCTAAGCAGCAATGGATTTTAGGTTTTGCCGAAAATGGAATTAGAACCGTTGAGCAAGTCAGACAGGGTATGAAAGGTTTGCGAGCCAAAACCGATGATTTTGTACCAAGTATCGGTAAATTCATTCAGTGGTGCAATGTGATTGACTATCACGAATTAGGCTTGCCAGATGTGGAACAATTACTCAAGCGTTTAAATCATTTTTCCGCTTTTGGGTTTACTGAAATCGAAAATTTTAAATTTCGTTCAAACGCCGAATATTGGCTTTTAACCGACCTCTACGAGCGTAACCGCAAGCATAGTTGGAAAGATGAAACACTACGCAACCAAGCTGAAAAAGCGTTAGTAGAGGTGGCAAAACGGATTATGAGAGGTGAACAAATTCCACCTCCAAAGCCAGTGATTGAAGAGAAAAAGAAAGTGCCAATAGATCCACGTATTCAGCGGATTTTAGACGAAAAGAAACGAGCAGGAGCAATGCAATGACAGATTTTGACAAAGACACTTACCCAACATCACTTTCGGTATTTAATCCAATCAATGATGAATTTGGTTTTACCGTTGATGGAGCTGCATTACCACATAATGCCAAGTGTGAAAAGTTCATTACTCCGGAGATGAATTTTCTGACCTATCCTCTAGAAAACGAGCGTATTTTTATAAATCCACCATTTAGCGATCCGCTCAGTTTTATCAAGCGTGCAGTTGAGTTATTTGAAAATTATAACTGTTTGGTTGTGATGTTGCTACCAGTAGATATTAGCACCGAATGGTTCTATCTCATTACACAGAAAGCAACGGAAATTCGTTTTATTGTTGGCGGCCGTATTAAATTTTTAAGTCCTGATACCAACAAATGGACAGATGTGTGCCGTGGCAATCACTTGGCTATATTTGACCCTAAGCATCGCAATATGGGGCAAGTTATCCGACATATTCATATTGATGATTTCGGAGCATTGGAATGGCGAGCAAACAGCAGAAAAAGACGGTAATCCACGCAGTTAAATATGCCAATGGTGCAGTAGTAGCTGAAACAGATTACGACCGAAATTTGCTAAAGAGTTTGCCTATTGGCTGTGCGGTAAAAATTACACCAATGAGCCATAACAGAAATTATAAGCACCATAAGAAGTTTTTTGCTTTGTTAGATGCTGGTTTTGAATATTGGCAACCTGAATTTAGTGTATTAACTCAAGCGGAAGAATGGATTGCACAAGCTGTCGCAAGAGAAATTGCCATTGCTGCAAATGATGAAAATCTCTACCGGAATGTAACAAAGCCTATTGCAGAGCGTGTGTTAGCCAAAGTACGTTCAAATCGTGAAGCAAAATTGGATTATGAAGGAATGAAAACCCTTGAAGCCTATCTCGATCACGTTATGAAAAAAGCTGGCTTTTACGATATTAAACCTACACAAGATGGTGGCACAATGAAAGAACGCTGGTCTATCTCATTTGCGAATATGCCCCAAGAAAAATTCAATGATGTTTACAAAACGGTGTACGGCGTAATTTGGAATGAAACACTTTGTAACATTTACAAGAATGAATGGGAATTAGACAACAAAATAAATCAATTAATAGGATTTTGTTAATTCCCTCGAATTCGGGGGGTTTATTTAAGGAGAATAACAAATGAGCCAGTGTAACAATTTAATGGATTGGATTTTTATTGTCGGTTTATTCATTAATGCTTTTTATATTGGAAAGCGAACTGCATTAGAGCAAGAAAAATGGAATGAGAGAAAAAAGAATAAAGGTAGCAGAAATGATTGATGAACTAACTTTAATTTTAATCACGGTTGGAGTGGTCGTTGTTTGTGCCGGCACACTCTATTTTATTGAGTGGTTCGGCAGAAAAGATAGAGAGGGTTGGAATGGCTAATTTACGCAAAGAGGCGAAAGGCAGAGAGTGCCAAGTAAGATTGCCGGGAATTTGTAATTTTAATCCTGAAACAACTGTATTGGCTCATTATCGTATGGATACAGGCATTGCGAAAAAGCCGAGCGATAAACGAGGTGCTTGGGCCTGCTCTGCTTGCCATGATGAAATTGATCGCCGTACTCGTATATTAGACTATGATTTCGTAAGACAAGCTCACGCTGATGCTGTTTTTAGAACGCAAGATATATTAGAGGCTGAAGGTAAGCTATGAGCGATTGGCTTGAAATTGCATTACCCTATCCGCCAAGTGTAAACCATTATTGGCGACATACCCGAAACGGCAGACATTATATTTCAGAGAAAGGACAAGCCTTCCGACAACAGGTAGTTGAAATTTGTAAACAGTTCGATCCATTTAAAGGTGCAGTACAGACTGTATTGCAGGTTTATTATCCAGATAAAAGACGAAGAGACCCAGATAATCTAGAAAAGGCTTTATGGGACGCATTAACCATTGGCGGTTTGATTGAAGAAGATCACAATCAGATTTTAGTCGATAAGAGAATGATTACAGCAGGATTTAAAAAGGGCGGAATGATTATTTTAAAAATTAGGGATTATGGAAATGCGTAAATTTAATGAATTAACACTAATAGATAAACAGGAAGAGTTTGTTGATGAATATATGTATAAATGGGGGGCTTGGATTCGTAGCGGTCGAATTGATAAACCCGGCTTAAACATTATTGCTAAATTGATGCAATCTGCTATTCCGTCAGAGCCAAGTGAGCCAATGTGCGATGATGAAACAGGTATGATGATTAGTCAGACCATTGAGCAATTCTTCAAGAAGAATGACAGTTTGTTGCATTTCATTGTATTTTCATATTATGTAAACAAGCGTACAGTAAATTTTATATCGGTTAAATTGCGTGAGAATTGCGGAGAAATAAAAATGCAACCGTGTTCAGGTAAGTCAAATATTCGAGTGCCTAGCTTAAAAACAGTTAAGCGTAATGTAGAAAAAGACTTAAAGTTAGCAAAAGCAATAATTCACGAACTGTTGGTAACTGGTTTCGTTCTTCTTCGAACAGGTAAAGAAAAATCAAAAAATATCAAAATAATGTATTGACGAACTTGTCATCTTGTCCTATCATTTCAATATATGGTGGTCGTCGTGTAAGTGATGTTCACCGAGTGAATTTTATAGCCCTGATTGGTTTTCCAGTCGGGGCTTTTTATTGCTCTTAATTTGGAGATGGTAAAAAATGCCAGATAAAGATCCGAGTGTATGGCTCATTGTGACTGCATACATTCAACAAAATTATAATGCCATTACGGGGTTCGTGATGGCTTTTTTTATGTCTATGCTTCGTGCTTGGTTTTTACAAGCTAAAAGCACATATCGTCAGCGTTTATTAGATGGTGCTATTTGCGGAGCACTTACATTGTCGTGTATGTCGTTATTAACTCATTTTGGTACAGGAGAAAGTCTATCTACATTCATTGGCGGAATGCTTGGATTTGTCGGTGCTGAAAAAATTCGTGAGTTTTTGTTTGCTCTTATCCGTAAGAAGATTGAAGTTAATGACATCAATGTTGGGAAGCGTGGAGATGAGTAAATGAAATTGGTTAGTTTAGTAGTAGATATGGCTAAGAAGGTAACGAATATGACAACATTAAAATCATTAACTGTAACAGGTTTAACGTCTGCTCAAACAAAAGCATTACTTTTAGCATTAGCAAAACGTGAGAGTAATAGTAATTACCAAATCGAAAATAAATTTGGTTATTTAGGTGCGTATCAATTTGGTGCGGCTGCATTGGTTGATGTAGGTCTTATAAAATCAGACTCTTATAAAAAAGCAGTATCTTTGAATAGTGGGATCTCTAATGGTTCAAATGCTAAAAATCATAAGTGGTTTTTAGCACAAAATGACTTCTGGAACTTGGAGGGAGGCAAGTCAGCATTTCTGAATTCTCAGGCTGTTCAGGATGAGGCTATTATCAAACTAATGAATCGTAATGCACGCACAATGACAGTTAAAGGCATTTATGTTGGCAACGCTGAGCATAAAGCTGGATTACTTATGGCGGCACACTTGAAAGGTGCGGGCAATGCAATTAAGTTTGCTCAAACAGGTATTGCAACAAAAGATGGCTTTGGTACATCAATTAAAGATTATTACGATCTCGGTGCTAAAAGCGTGCGTGGTATCTAATTAGTTGGTGCGGTTACTGGGAGCGAGTGATACAGATGGCGAAAGCATATACATAAAAGCCCGAAACCGCACCACTATTTGTTATGGTGGTTGATATGAGCATTAGCGACAGTTTAAATAAATTTTTCTTGCTGTGTACGATAGGTGTTGTAGTTATTGTTTTTGGATTGTGTAGTTGGATTTACTATCAGTCGAATAAGATTGATAGCTTAAATACCGAAATCGAAACGTACTTGAAAACGATTAGTACACAGAGCAATACAATCACACAACTCAAAGCAGATGTGGAACATAACAGACAACTAACGCTTGAGCTAAGCAAAGCTGAATCAGACGTAAGGAGTAAGACAAATGAAATCATTAAATCTATTCCAAGACAAATCAAAGATAGTGAAACTTTTAATGCCGATGCTCCTAGCGGTGTTATTGAGTTCTTGCGTAAGTAATGAGCCACAAGTAAAAGCCTGCCCGCAATTACCAGCAGCATTAACAGCACATTTGGATAAAACGCCATTTAGCGGACGTACTTATGGTGATGTCATACAGTATGCGGTAATACTCAAACGTGAGCGTGATATGTGTTTGAACCGAATTGATAAGATTCGTGAATGGCAAACAGAAGATTTAAGCAAATAGGATTATGTATGATGGGTGGTGATGATAATTGTGGTTGATATTGCTGTTGGTTGTACGTGATACATCAATAGTGGTGATTACTTTATAAGGTAAGCAATGCTCGCCTTTTTTATTGAGTGCATATATGAGTCGTGATGATTGGCATTATTTGTATAACCGTAAAGCGTGGAAACAATTACGCTTAGATCATTTATCAAAAGAGCCTTTGTGTGTATTTTGTCAAAGAGATGGCAAGCTTACACCAGCAACAGTTGTTGATCATATCAAAGCACATAAAGGTAACTTAGATTTATTTTTTGATGCTAAAAATCTTCAATCGCTTTGTAAGCTACATCACGACAGTACAAAGCAAAAAGCAGAATTAAAACAAGTTAATTATATTGGTTGCGATGAAAACGGTTTACCGATTGACCCTGAACATCCTTTCAACTTGGGGAGGGGTGGGTAAAAAGTTCAGATTAAAAGCTCTGAATACCGCTTCGGGAACTCTGTTGGATCGCTATTACAGTTTTTCTACCCTTTTTTAACACTTTAGGAGGGCTTTTATGAGTAAACGAAAGTTACGTGCTGATAGCTCGACTGCTAAGATGTTAGCCTCTCAAGCTGCACAAAAAACTCTCGAGCCACCACAAAAATTAACAAAAATTGAGATGCGGTATTGGGAAAGTATTATTACAAGTCGAGCTTTAGATAGCTGGACTCCTATTGATCAGCAACGGGCGGTAAAGCTCGCTAAATTATATGTAGAAATTGATGACTACGAGAAAGAATTAGCTACACAAGCCCGCCGCTGGGTAAAAACAGATACAGGCACAATGAAAATGCATCCATTGCATTATGTGATTGAAGATTTGTACAAACGTGAAATTCAAATGTGCCGTAGCTTACAAATCCATAGCAGAGCAACCAATGGTGAAAGTCGTGATCAGGTTAAGACCAACCAACTTTACCAAGATGCCCGCACCGCTATTAATGATGATGACGGGTTAATTGCAAGGGTTCTTAACTAATGACAGTCGCAGAAAAAGTTATTGCGTTTATTGAGCGTTATTGCTTTGTGCCTGAAGGTTCATTAGTTGGTCAGCCGATTAGACTTGAAGAGTTCCAGAAAGAGTACATTTATGATGTGTACGACAATCCTAATGGCACGAGTCACGGTATTTTATCCATCGGTCGTAAAAATGGTAAAACAGCATTAATTGCATGTCTTTTATTAGCTCATTTAGTCGGGCCAGTTGCTATTTTAAATAGCCAGATTGTGAGTGGAGCATTGAGCAGAGAACAAGCTGCTCTGGTATTTAATCTTGCAGTAAAAATGATTCAGCTTAATCCTAAGTTGAATGCACTTGTTGATATTAAACCAAGTGGTAAACGTTTGATTGGCAGACCGATGAATGTTGAATATAAGGCTTTAGCTGCTGATGGTAAAACAGCACAAGGTTTATCACCAGTATTAGCTATTCTTGATGAAGTTGGGCAAGTTCAAGGGCCACAATCAGCGTTTGTTGATGCAATTACAACTGCACAAGGTGCTCATAAAAACCCATTGCTACTAACAATCAGCACTCAAGCAGCAAATGATGGCGATTTACTCTCAATTTGGATTGATGATGCAATAAACAGCAATGATCCACATACAGTTTGCCACGTTTATAGTGCAGATAAAGATTTGAAAATAACTGATCCGAAAGCGTGGAAACAAGCAAATCCCGCATTAGGTGTTTTTCGTAGCGAAGATGATATTCGTAAACTTGCTGAAAAAGCTAATCGTATGCCAAGTTTTGAAAATACCTTCAGAAACCTAAACCTTAATCAACGAGTAAGTACCGTATCAACCTTTGTCAGCCTTGATGTATGGAAAGAGAGTGGCAACGAACAACAAAGCCCTGATGGTTTAACGGTGTATGGTGGTTTGGACTTGTCAGCTCGCACAGACTTAACCGCTTTAGTGCTAACTGCTAAAGGTTACGATGGTAGAGTCAATGTTTACTCATTCTTTTGGACACCTGAAATAGGTTTGGAAGACAGAGCAAAACGAGATCGAGCCCCCTATGATGTTTGGGCAAGGCAAGGTTTTATTCGAACAACACCAGGTGCAACCGTTGATTATGCCTATGTGGTACGTGATATAGCGGAGATCTTGAGTGATTTTGATATTACAGCAATCGCTTTTGACCGTTGGCGGATTGATATTTTCAAAAAAGAAATGGAACTACAAGGGATTAACTTACCTTTAGTGCCATTTGGTCAAGGTTTTAAAGATATGTCTCCCGCAATAGATAGCTTAGAAAGTGATTTGCTTAATGGTCAGCTATGTCACGGAATGAATCCTGTTTTGACAATGTGTGCCGCAAATACGGTATTAACTAAAGACCCAGCAGGAAATCGAAAGTTTGAAAAACATAAAGCAACAGGACGTATTGATGGAATGGTTGCTTTAGCGATGGCACGAGGTATTTCAGAAACAGAGGAAGTGCCACAAGATATTGATTCATTTTTACAGGATATGATTATCGGATGAGTACATTAAATGATACAGGGTGGTGGTCTCGTTTCTATGATCGCATATTTGGCAGTAGTAAACGCTTAGATAAAGGTTCAACATCATCCCCTTTTACTAGCCAATCAAGTGAATCAGGCGGCCAGGTAACAGCTGAAAATGCTTTAAAATTAAGTGCCGTTTGGGCATGTGTACGTTTACGTAGCCAAGCTATCTCATCTTTGCCATTACATTTAAGAGATAGCGACCGTAAAATAGCAACAGAACATCCACTTTATAAAATTATTCACGATGCACCAAATGCTGATATGTGTGCGAGTGAGTTTTGGGAAGCTGTTATTTCTAACCTGGATTTATGGGGGAACGCTTACTGTCGAATTAACCGTATTGGTAGTCGAGTGGTTTCACTTGATTTATTTGATCCTCAATATATGAGTGTAAGACGAGATGAGAGCGGTGAGATTATCTATAAATACACTAAAAATAATGTGGATAGTGGCGAATACAGTGAAAAAGATATTTTACACTTCCGAGGCTTCACGCTTGATGGTCTGATTGGTCTGTCACCGATTGGTTATCAAGCACAAGTAATGGGCCTACAAATGGCGGCAAATAGTGCTGCATCAAAAGCCTTTAAAAATAACTTAAAAGCGGGTGGTTTCCTCAAAACTGGTGAGCGAATATTAAATGAAGATCAACGTAAACGGGTTAGAGAGGGGCTAAGTGAGTTTGGCAAGCCTGAAAATGCGGGAAAATGGATGGTGCTTGAAGCTGGAATGGAGCCTGCAAATATGTCAGGTGCTTGGATTAACCCGCAAGATGCTCAGCTCCTAGAAAGCCGTTATTTTGGCATTGAAGAAATTTGTCGTGCTTTCATTGTTCCACCACAGCTAATTTATAGCACAAGTAAAGCATCTTCTTGGGCATCATCATCTGAACAAATTAACCAAAACTTCTTAACTTACGGATTAACCCCAACGCTCAAACGAATTGAACAAACCATCTCACGCAAATTATTGAAACCTGATGAACGAACAAAGTTCTATCCCCGTTTTAGTGTAGAAGGTCTACTTCGTGCTGATAGTGCTGGGCGTGCTAGTTTTTATACTGCAATGCTCCAAAATGGTGTAATGACTCGTAATGAAGTTCGAGCATTAGAAAATCTTCCACCTGTAACTGGTGCAGATCAGCTAACTGTTCAACTGAATTTAACGTCAATCGATAAAATTGGAAAGGAAACAAACAATGACAATTGAAGTTAAAGACCTACTTTTCAAAGCGGAAGCCGTCAAAGATGACGGCTTTTTTTCTGGCTATTGTAATGTTTTTGATGTGAAAGATGCTTATGACGAAATTGTTCGTCGAGGTGCATTCACGGAGTCCATTCAAGGTTGGAACGCACAAAACAAAATGCCACCTGTGCTTTGGAACCATGACCGAAATCAGCCTATCGGCGTATGGACTAAGCTTGTTGAAGATGAGCGTGGTTTATATGGCGAAGCTCGTTTGCTCATCAATGATGTGGCTCGAGCTAAAGAAATTCACGCCTTAATGCTTGCGGGTGCCATTGATGGGTTATCTATCGGGTATCGACTTAGTAAATGGGCATATAACGAAAAAGAAGATGCATTGGAATTACTGGCTATCGACCTAAAAGAAATTTCAGTCGTAACATTCCCCGCAAATGAAGAAAGTCGCGTTGATGTTGTGAAGTCTGCTTTAGCCAAGGGCAGTTTACCGACTCTCGCAGAGTTTGAGAAAGCCCTGAGAGATTTAGGGTTTTCAAAAAGCCAAGCAGTGACAGTTGCTAGTCATGGCTTGAAGAAACTTATTCAGGGCGAGCCTGAAAAAAATCAAATTAGCAACGCACTAACCATTATGAAATCAATTACTGGAGAACATTAATATGTCAGAAGCAGAAAAAACAATTGAACAGCTCGCCAACGAGTTTAAAAAAGCAACCGACCAAGTAAAAGGTTTGGGTGAAGAGTTACAAGGTAAAATGGCAAATAATGAGAAAGGCTTAGAAGGCTTAAAAGAAAAAGTTGATGAAGCTCTTAACTCAATGTCTGATGCCAAAAGCCGTTTAGACGAATTAGAACAAAAAGCTGCACGCCGTGGTGGCGGTGAGCAAATGGAAAAATCCATTGCTCAACAATTAATGGAATCTGACTCGTTTAAGTCTTTTGCCTCCGACCCACGTACAGGTAAATCAGCATATTTATCCGTGAAAGCAACTATCACTAGTGCCACAACGAATGCTGCTGGATCTGCAGGTTCTTTAATTACTGAGCATCGTTTACCAGGTATTGTAACACCACCTCAAACTATTTTAACGTTGCGTGATTTATTAGCACCAGGTAATACATCAAGTAACGCAATTACTTTCGTGCGTGAAACAGGCTTTACCAATAATGCAGCACCTCAAGCAAACGAAGGCGATAAAAAAGCCCAATCTACATTGCAATTCGGTGAAGAAACTACACCTGTAAAAACCATTGCTCATTATATTAAAGCCTCTCGCCAGGTTTTAGATGATGCTCCAATGCTTGAAAGCCATATCAACGGACGCTTAATTTATGGTCTTAAATTAAAAGAAGATCGTATGCTGTTAAATGGTGATGGTTCTGCTGGCGGATTAACGGGTTTAATGACTAAAGCAACGGCATTTGCTGATCCTGCAAAATTAGCGACTTATACCATCATTGACCAACTACGCTTAGCCTTGCTACAAGTTATGCTTGCTGAGTATCCGTCAAATGGCTTTGTTCTAAACCCTATTGACTGGGCGAAAATTGAGTTAGAAAAAGATGGTCAAGGTCGTAATATCATTGGTAATCCACAAAGTTTAGCTCAACCGACTTTATGGGGTGTTCCGGTTGTTCAAACACAGGCAATTGAAGCAAACCAATTCCTAACCGGTGCATTTAATTTAGGTGCTCAAATCTTTGATCGCCAACAATCAGGTGTTGCGGTATCAACAGAGAATGAAGACGATTTTGTGAAAAACTTGGTTACTATTCTTTGCGAAGAACGTTTAGCATTAGCTATCTACCGTCCTGAATCATTTGTAAAAGGCACACTAGCTGCGAAAACTAAGTAACCTTTAAGCCCCTTAAATGGGGCTTTTCTTTCTGGGAAGAATCATGCTAATCAATATTGAACTGATTAAACAACATTGTCGCATTGATCACGATAGTGAAGATGAGTTGCTCAAACAATATGAATCTGCAGCGAAAAAATACATTGAAAGACAGTTAGACCGTAATTTGTATTCGGATAACGTGCCTGAAGATGATTCTAAAGGTTTAATTGCTGAGTCTGACATTACGCAAGCTATGTTGATGACTATCGCACACTGGTATGAACATAGAGAAAGTGTTGTTGTAGGAAGTATAACTTCAACAGAAATTAAAGAAGGTGTTTGGCGACTTATCCAACCTTACCGAATTATGGGGGTATAAATGGAAATTGGAAAATTACGCCACCGCATCACATTGCAACAACAAATTAACACCCAAAATGATTACGGTGCTTTTGTTACGACGTGGCAAAACATTGCAACCGTATGGGCAGAAATCAAGCCAATTTCGGGGCGAGAATATTTCTCAGCCCAACAAGTACAGTCAGAAGCAACTACACAAATTTGGCTCAGATACCGTGAAGATATTGAGCCTACAATGAGAGTAGAACACAACGGCAAGTACTATGAAATTATCTCTGTGCTGAATTATCAAGGACTAAATAAAACACTTCAACTGATGTGTAAGGAAAAATCCAATGGCTAATTTAAGCGTTAAAGTAACTGGCTTGAAAGAGTTAAAGCAACGATTAAGTAGTTTAGAACGTAAAGCAAAAAATCGAATTGCAGTGAAAGCTATGCGACGTGGTGGCGTAATTATCCGAGATCAAGCTAGGGCAAATGCCCCATTGCTCAAAGAGAAAGTACCACATCGTAAACGTGGTACGCTCAAAAAGAACATTATCGCCAGCACGAAACCACAAAAGGATGGTTCAGTCCGCACTATCATCTTTGTTCGTTCCCTTAAAAACAGCAAGATAATTGAATTTAAGGGTAAAACAGGGAAAGGTGGTGCGTACAATCCTAATGATCCGTTTTACTGGCGATTTGTTGAATTTGGTACGTCAAAAATGCCAGCCCAACCCTTTTTACAACCTGCTTTTGCTTCTAAAAAGGAGCAAGCAGCACGAGAAATCATTACCACCTTACGAGATGATATCTTACGAGAAGCGAAAAAATGATTCAGCAACAACTCTTTAACGCCTTGAAGCCGTTGGTTTCGGGGCGTTGTTTTTATGAAGTGATTCCTGACACTAATAAGGAATACCCTGTTCTTGTTTATCAGTTCCCAACAATCACGCCTAATTCAGCCCTTGAAGATGGCGATCTTGATGATTTTACAGTACAGATTGACATTTACAGCCCCAATCCTGATGACATCTTCGCTTTGCGTAAACCAATTTTTACTGCCCTAACAGAAAACTTTGATTTTGCTGAGCGTGTGAATGATTTCAGCGATTACGAACCCGACACTAAACTACATCGTCGGGTGATGACTTGTCAAATTGCTTACGGAGAATAACCATATGGCAACACAAACCACCCCATTTCAGGGAACAAAATTTTATATTGGTACTGGCTTAACCCAAGAAAAAGCCATTACTGCTTGTACGGTAACACCTAATGCAACAATTACCGCCGCTGGTCACGGTGCTAAAGTAGGAGATTTTGTCAAAATCACCGGCTTAGGTTCACTTGATGGCTTTTATCCTGTTAAGTCTGTTGCTTCAGATGTCTTAACATTTGCTGATGAGGTAGATTGGACATCACAAGATAGACCAACGGATTTCGCAGCAGCAAAAGTAGCAGTTGTGAAATGGTCATCAAACTTCTGTGCGATCAAAAACATTGAAGGCGATGGCGATACATTAGGCGAAGAAGATGTGACGACAATGTGTTCGGAAGGAACAGAAACCGAAGCAGGTGAAATTGAATATGGTTCAATTAAACTCACCTTTTTCTATGCTCCAGCTACCGCAATGCAATCAGATCTTCGCAAAAAGTTCTTTGCTAAAGAAACCTTCCCTTGGATGATGGTACTGAAAAACAAACAGGGCTCTTTATATGGCACAGGCTTCATTCAAACTAGCCCGAATTGGAGCGGTGAAGTAAAAGGTAAATTTGAATCAGGCGTTACGATTAAAAAATCAAAACGTGATTATCATTTACCTGTAATTGCATAATTTTGCCCAAAATAGACCGCTTGTATAGCGGTCTTGTTAATTTGATGAGGATAAAAAATGACTATTGGCACTCGTGAATCATTATTGGCAGAAAACAAGCCAAAACTGAAGAAAATCAAAATTGGTAATTCCGAATACTTTATTCGTGAATTTAATGTTGGTGATATGAACCGTAGCTTATATGGCCAACAAAAAGTAATGTGTGAGTTAGCAGAAGCTCAAGGTATTGAATTAAACTATGATGACCCTGAAGAATTGGTAAAACAGCTTAGCAAAGTTTACGATCCGTATCGCTTAGCCAGAAACCTTGCTCTACGCTTATGCGATGAAGATGGTAATAATTTGTTTGATTTTGAAAATATGGACGATTTAGAAGCGTTATCCCGCCTAGATAAATCCGTATCAGAAGAGTTAAGCCGTGCATTAATGGTAGAAGAACCAAAAAACTCACGACCCGACGTAAGTTCCAACTAATACTCAGTCTTGCGTTGGGTAAAACATTAGCAGAAATCGAAGAAATGCCTGAGTCACATTTCCAAGAATATATGTTATTTTATGAAGAACAACCTTTTGGACTATGGAGAGAAGATTACCGTACAGCACAGATTTCACATCTGTTAGCGGCAATTCATCGAGATCCGAAACAAAAAGCCACAACCCTTAGCGATTTAATGCCATTCTTTTCTGAAAAGAAGAGTGCTGAAAATGATGAAGATGATGGTTCAGTGGCTTATCTGGCTAATCGATAAAATAGTTATTGCATGGCGTAAAACTAGACAATATAATCAAAGTATTGATAGTAACAAGTAGGAGAATTAGCATATGCGTGATTTTATCCAGTTTTGGGCAAAATTCTTTTTTATAATGCTGATAGCATTAGGTGCTGTATTTCTTCTATTTGCTGTTGATTTTGCCTATATTCTCACGTTTTTTAGTGTATTTACCATTGTGTTCGTCATTCGCTTAGTCCAGGCTATTATTCAAACTAACAGACACTATGATGACTTAGAAAAGGCTGAAAAAGAAAAAGCCCGTGTAAACTATGTCATTATTAAATAAAACTAAATTTTTCAAAGAAGCCCGCATTTGCGGGCTTTTTTATTGGGGGAAATATGGCTTCTCTTGGTAACTTAAATATCAGCTTGAATTTGGAAACACTCCAATTTCAGCAAGGGCTAAACAAATCTGCTTATCAATCACAAAAATTTTCAAGAGAATTTCAAGTAAATTTATCTGCCGCACAAAACAAAGCAAGACAATTCTCCGAACGTACAACCCAATATTTAAATAATATTGAACGTGCAGCTGCCTCAATTAATAAAACAGCAAATATCAGCTTATTTTCAAGTATTGCCAACTGGGCAGGAAACAATTTGGTATCTGCAGCCTCACAAACATTGAAATATGCGGATAGCTATACAGAATTGCAAAACCGTATGCGTTTAGTAACTGATAGCCAAAATGAAATGGTCGCTGCAACTAATACGGTATTTGATATATCGTTACGGACAAATCAAGCTGTTGGAGCAACGTCAGAAGTTTACCAACGATTTGCGAAAAATGCTGATACGCTCAAAATTAGCCAAAAACAAGTTGCTGAATTAACAGAAACAGTATCAAAAGCAGTTGCAATGTCTGGGGCAAGTTCTGCTTCTGCAGAAGCTGCTTTAATGCAGTTTGGTCAGGCAATGGCCAGCGGTGAATTACGTGGTGCTGAGCTCAATTCTGTTATGGAGCAAACACCAGCATTAGCACAAGCTATTGCAGATGGTTTAGGTGTGAGCGTTGGTGCATTAAAGGATATGGGGAAGAATGGCGAGCTCCAAATCTCGAAAGTGATTGAAGCTCTCCAAAAAGCGAAAGATACCGTTGATACGGATTTTGAAAAGCGTGTAAAAACACTTTCAATGTCCTTTACCAACCTTGAAACATCAATGATCCAGTTCGTTGGACAGGTTGATTCGACATACGGTGTTACTCAAAAACTGGCAGAAGGAGTTGATTTTGTATCTGAAAACCTCGAAACGCTAATTAAAGTTGCAGGAGCACTTATTGGAGCATTAGCAATCGGGCATATCAGTAAGTATTCGGCGACACTCTTACAAACAGGTTACAACAGTGCGAAAAATGCAATCGCTCATACTCGTGAAGCTCAAGCTATTTTAGCCAAAGCAACAGCAATGCGAACTGCTGCACAAGTGGAAATGGCAAGTCTTGCCGCGCAGTTTCAGCTAGCTCAATCAGAAAGAACTCGCTACGCTCTACGTGAACAAATGAAGGTTCAAGCAGCTCAAATTATTGCTTTGGCGGAAGCAGAAGCAACAGCCAAACGCAATTTAGCAGCAGCGAACACTTTAGCTAGTACAGCGGCTCGGGGGCTACAAAGTGCAATGGCATTACTTGGTGGTCCTGCTGGCGTGATTATGATTGCAGCAAGTGCGTTAATGTATTTTAGCAGTCAAGCAGATCAAGCTCGCCAAAAAGCTCTAGATACAGCAGGAGCAAACGAACGTTTAAAAGAAAGCTATGAAGGGTTAAGTGCTGCCGCTCTCTCGCTCAAAATTACCCAACAACAGGAAGAATTAGAAAACTACAAAAACCAAATTCAGCAACTTCAATCTGATATATCAGCCTTAGAAGCTAATTGGTTTACAACAGGCTTACCAATTCCTGATAGTGTAAAAAAAGAGATTGCCGAACTAAGCGATCAAATTGAGCTGTTGAAAGAAAATGCCAACATTGATTTCTCTGTGCTTGAAAACCAACTTGAGGCATTGGCCCGGGCAATGTTATCAAGCGGAAAAAGTCTTGATGATATTAGAGCTAAATTTAAACTCTTAGGCATCGATGCAAGCGAAACAGAATGGATTTTAGCCGGTATTACATCAACGCTAAATGATATTGGTGATAGTGCCGAAAAAGCAGCAGGGGAAACGCTTAATCTTGATGATGCAATGAAAAAATTGCAAGAGAGATCGGTTACTTTAGCTCAAAAATTGGAAGTCGCTAAACTAGAACAACAAGGGCAAGCAGAATCAGCCTATGTGCTTGCCGGGCTTTATGAATTATTGGGTGTTGAAGGGGCTAAATATAACGAGGTTTTAATCGGTATTGCCACGGGTACAATTACTGCAGCGAATGCAGCAGATAAAGCGATTGGGCTTTCACAAGAAACCTTGAAGAAAATCCTTGACGGCAAAGCTATGCTACAAGGAATGTTCAAAAATGAGACTCAAATTCAGACCATTAAAACTGAGTTAAGAGAAAATGCTAAAGTAACTAAGCCAAAAAAAGAGAAAAAAGCTAAGAAAGGTAGTGGTGAAAATGCTCGTGAAAATTGGCTTTCATTTTACGATGACCTACGCAAGAAAAGTGGTTCAACGTTAAATGAAATCAATCTCGAAGAAACACGAATGTTTCAACGACTTGAAGAGCATATGAAAAAAGGCGTGGTTTCTCATACAGAATATGAGACAGCTAAAACAGCCATTACACAACGTTTTGCGAAAGAACGTTTAGAGTTAGCTGGTAAATATGCCCCTGGAAAACTACTTGCAGCAAATTTAAAAAATGAATTGTCTGCTATTCAAGAACTGCGTAATGCCGGTCAACTTACCGAAAACGAATACCAAATTGCAGAGCAACAGCTGAAATTTGATTACGCTCAAAATAAAACACAGCAGGCTATTAGTCCGTTAGAACAAGTGCGTGGCATGTATGATTCTGAACAAGAATTGAAAAACAAACAGGCACAAGAATTAGCCCAACTTCAAGCATTTTATGATCAGAAATTGATGACCGAAGAGGAGTTTCAAAAACGTAAACAGCAAATCATTTCGCGTTACGAAACCGAACGTTGGCAAAAGGAAATGTCCGAGTATGCGACAGGACTTAACGATCTTGGTGGTGCATTTGATACGCTTGCATCTGCGGTTGAACAATCTGCAGGTAAGCAATCTGCGGCTTACAAAGCGATGTTTGCTGTATCAAAAGCTTTTGCAATAGCTGAAGCCAGCCTGAAACTCTCACAAGCCATCACTCAAGCAATGGCAGATCCTACTGCTATGACTCCAGCTCAAAAATTTGCGAATATGGCTGCAGTCGCCGCAGCTGGTGCGAACGTTATTTCCCAGCTAACGAGCGTTGCTTTTGCGAAAGGGGGACACGTTCAAGGACCTGGAACAGGAACAAGCGATTCTATTCTTGCTCGATTATCCAATAACGAATTTGTGATGACTTCCCGCACGGTGGATCATTATGGTGTCGGATTTCTTAATGCCCTTAATCAACGTCGTTTACCTAAATTTGCGAATGGTGGTCACGTCGGTGGCAAGTCAGGTAATTATGATGGTTTGTTTAATAGTAACAATGCCCAAAGCAATGAAGTATCTATTACGATCAACATTGATAGCAATGGAAATGAGGAAGTTACAATGGAGCAAAAAGCTGCACAAGGAAAAGAACTCGCTATGGCTATTCAGGCTAATGTGCTTGAAGTATTGAAAAAGCAACGTCGCCCAGGTGGTTTGCTCTCATAGGTGGTGAATATGGCATTAAAAACGCTGTCGTGGTGTCCGCAACCTGGTTACACCGTGGAAGAAGAACCACGACGAAAAGTGCTGAAGTATGGTAATGGCTATCAGCAACGAATGGAAGATGGAATTAATACGCTGCTACGTAAGTATTCCGTAATCTACAAAATAAAAAACAAAGAATCGGCACAATTCCGTAACTTTATGAAAGAACATAGCGGAGTTCGTGCCTTTTATTTTAAAGATATAGCTCTTGGTGGCGAGTTAGTAAAGGTTGTATGTACTAAATTTCCTCGACAAGTGGGGAAAACACACACAATATTTACTTGTGAATTTGAAGAGGTGGTGTAATGCCAAAAGATCTACCGTCCAAAATGTCTCAAGAATTGCCAAAATTGGAACAAGGGGCGTTGATTGAATTATGGGAAATTGACTTACGTCATATTGCCAACAGCAATGGCGATAGTGGCGAGTTGTATCGATTCCATAATGGTGTAAGTCAAAGCCGTGCGAATATTTGGTGGCAAGGCAATGAATACCAAGCCTACCCGATAAAAGCAGACGGTTTCGAGATTTCGGGCAATGGACCAAGCTCACGCCCTACGCTTACAGTTTCCAACCTGTACGGCATTATTACAGGGATTGCTGCTAATTTCGGACAAGGTGTAGGCGGTAAAGTAACTCGCCGCTTGGTGTATGCTCAATTCCTTGATGCTCGTAATTTTATAGGTAACAAAAACAGTAAATCTGATCCGACACAAGAAGCAATCAGTTATTTTATTATTGAGCAACTGAAAAGCCTCGATGATGAACAAGCGACCTTTGAACTGGCTTCGCCGGCAGAAACCGATAACGCCAAAATTCCGCTACTAATGATTACTTCTGATGTGTGTATTTGGCAATATCGCTCCGCACAATGTGGTTATACCGGTGGACCGGTAGCGGATGAATTTGATAAGCCAACCACCGACCGTAAAAAAGATAAATGCTCACATTGCATTCGTGGCTGTAAATTACGGTTCGGTGAAAATGCCGTGTTACCCTTTGGCGGTTTCCCTAGCACTACACAATACGGAAATTAAAATGAAAATTGATGGCCGATTAAAAAAAGAAATGCTCGCTCACGCCAAACAATGTGAACCGCAAGAATCTTGCGGTTTTGTTGTTTCTGAATATATGTATGGGCAGTTGATTTATTTGCCTTGCGAAAACGTGGCAGACGACCCAATCAATTTCTTTGAAATTTCGCCTGATGAATTTATTCGTGCGGAAGAGTTGGGGCATATTGTGGCGTTGGTTCATTCGCACTCCGATTCCGCAACAGAAAAAGGCTTGCCGTATTTATCAACGGCAGACAGAGAATGTCAGCTCCGTACACAATTAGATTTTTGGTTAGTGGTGGATAATGACATTAAACAGTTTCGCCCTATTGCACCGCTTATTGGTCGTCAATTTGAAAATAATAAACAAGATTGCCGAAATATCATTCTTGATTGTTATATGTTGGCCGGTATTGAATTACCCGATCAATCTACTTACGAATTTGAATGGTTTGAGCATTCTAATTTATATGAAGAGGGCTTGGTTCGTTGCGGATTTGAAAAAATTCCTTTTGATGAAGAGCCACAGCTTGGCGATGTCATTTTAATTCAGGTGGGATCAGAGGTAGGCAATCACGCTGGCGTTTACCTTGGCAATCAAATGATGATTCATCATAGCGAAGGGCGATTATCGGCACGGGTACCCTACGACGGCTTTTGGCTTAAATCCACTCATTCAATTTGGAGACATTCACAATGGCAAAAATTACATTTCACGGCGATCTTAAACGATTTAGCAATCATCCGTTCGAGCTTGAAGTAAGTAACTTCCGTGAATTAATGAGTGGGCTACTTACGCAAATTCAAGGTTTACGTGAACATTTACGTAATGGTTATTACAAAGTGCGGATTGGTAAGAATTACTTAAACAATGAACAGCTACAAACCAACCCGATGATTGATCTTGATGACAATTCTTCCATTCATTTCACACCTGTGATCGCTGGTGCAGGTAAAGCAGCAGGTATTATTCAAGCGGTGGTTGGTGTTGTTCTGATTGCTGTAGCGTGGTGGAACCCATTAGGCTGGTCGGCAGGTGCTGCAATGATGGCTGGTGCTATGGGAGCTTCACTTGCGATGTCGGGGGCAATTTCCCTTTTAACTCGAACACCTGAAATGAGCACAGGTGCTAGCGAAAGCGAGAAAAAACAAAGCACATCATTTAGTAATATCCGTAACTTAACCCCTCAAGGCAGACCAATTCCATTGCTTTACGGCAAAATGATGACCAGCCTTGTCTTGATTTCACAAGGGATTGAAACCTTTGATGATGTTGAAACATTAAATAATTAGCAAAATTCTGAATAAATTTGACCGCTTGTAAGCATTGTTTACAGGCGGTTTTCTGTTTTTAAGAGGTATGTATGGGCGGTAAAAAACAAGGTTCAGCACGCACACCACACGAAGCACCTGATAGCCTAAAATCAGCACAGCGATTACGTGCGATTGGTTTGATTTCACTAGGTCCAATTAAAGGCCCTGTAAACAAGTGGAAATCCACTTTTTTTGATAATACACCAATTCAAAACGAAAATGGCGTTGATGATAACGATGAAGCCAGTTTTAACTTTAAAAATACCGAAGTGTCATTTACGTTAGGCACACAAGATCAACTCCCATTACAAGGCTTTGAAATGTCGGAGCGTGAAGTATCGGTTAGCACTGAAGTGAAATACACCACGCCAATCACTCGAACCGTTACCGATCCTGATGTTACTCGTTTACGTGTAACTTTGGGCGTAAATGCTCTCTATGAACAAAACGATCAGGGCGATACTAATGGCACATCGGTTTGGTTTCGTATTTTAATTAACGGTTTGCCACGTGCTACCTATGAAATTAACGGTAAGTCATCATCACGTTTTTATCGTAGCTACATTGTTGATAATTTACCTGAACGCCCTTTCACTATTACGGTAGAACGTACAACGACGGATTCTAAAAGCCAACGCTTACAAAATGCGACGAACTGGGTCAGCTATACAGAGATTATTGACACTAAATTGTCTTATCCAAATATGGCATTGGTTGGCATTAAAACTGATTCACGCTACAACCCCAACTTCCCGAATGTGAATTTCTTGCTTTATGGACGTTTGGTTAAAGTGCCAAGCACTTACGATCCTGAAACTCGTACCTATTCTTCTGCACTTTGGAAAGGCGACTGGAAACAAGCTTGGACAAATAACCCTGTTTGGGTGTTTTACGATTTAGTAACCGACCCTTTAGCTGGATTAGGTAAACGTGTGGGCGATTATGGTTTGGATAAATTCCAGCTCTACCAAATTGCCAAATACTGCGACGAGTTGGTTGATGACGGCTACGGTGGCAAAGAACCACGAATGACAGCTAATTTATGGCTGACCGATCAACGTTCTGCCTATGAAGTGCTTTCTGATATGGCATCGGTATTTCGTGCGATTGCCGTATGGAACGGTACGCAATTCACAGCAATTCAAGACCGTACAGCCGATCCAGTTTGTACTTATAGCCAAGCAAACGTAATCGACGGTAAATTCTCTCGCCAGTATGCGACGATGAAATCCATCTATACCGCTGCCGAAGTTGAGTATGCCGATGAACGCAATATGTATCAAAAGGCGGTGGAATATGTCGCTGATGATTTAATGATCGAGCGTTACGGCTACAACGTCAAGAAAATGACCGCTTACGCCACAACAAGTCGTGGGCAAGCCCACCGTTGGGGTAAATGGGTTTTAGCCACATCACTACTAGAACAATGTACCATTACATTTAGTGTTGGTCGCCAAGGCTTATTACATTTACCAGGGGATATTATCGAAATCGCTGATAACGATTACGCAGGCAAAACGCTTGGCGGTCGTGTTGTAGCGGTTAATAGTAAAGTAGTTACGCTTGATCAGCCGATTGAAATTTCAGGTAATAGTTATTTGAGCTACCTCAACGATGAAATGAAAGTCGTAAAAGTGGCAATTTCTAGCGTAGATAGCAAAAATAAAGCCGTAGTTACATTGGCAACAGTTCCAACAGGGCTTGAGCCAATGGATGATTGGGTACTAAAAACACCAACCGTTTCTACTCAGCTTTATAGAGCGATTGGTATTACAGAAAATGACGACGGCAGTTATACCATTACCGCTCTCCAACACGAACCGCAAAAAGAGTCGATTGTTGATGGTAGTGCGAGTTTCATTCCTGTTGTGACAACAGCTCATACTGGTGGTACTCAGAAAGTAGCAAATGCGGAAGCAAGCATTAACGAAAACGGTGTGAAATTAACGTGGGAGATGCCATCATCTAATAGCATTGTAAAATATGAAGTTCGCCTATATCGCAATGGCGTTCTTTACCAAACCTATTTAGATTTGGAAACCACCGAGCTTACTTTTGATGATTTACAGGATGGTAGTTATGTTGCAGAAATTCGCTCTAAAAATGCTAATGGTCAATTATCTGATCCTGTTACTCGTGCGTTTGAAATCAATCTTACGATCAACCGTTTAACCACAAAATCACTTTATTTCTCTATTCAATTAGACTGGGATCTACCGAAAACGGCAACCGTAGGTAATTACACCGAAATTTGGCGTAGCGTGGATAATAATATCAGCAATGCGAAAAAAATTGCGACATTGCCGTATCCACAAAATAGCTATATTCTCAACGGCATTGATTTAAACGAAAGTTATTATTTCTTTGTTCGTTGTGGCGATAAAGCAGGGAATAAAGGGCAATTTACAGAAGGCGTATTTGGCGAAGCAGATCATAATCCTGACACTTTGCTAAATGTGCTTGAAGGTCAAATTACTCGTAGCCAGTTAGGTTCAGATTTGATTGCCTCATTACAGCAAGATATTGATACTGCTGTTGCAGGTGAAGCAGGATTAAGACAATCAGCTGTCGCTAATGCTGTTTCACAAATCATATCAGAATCTCAAGCTAGAGCTAAAGCCATTCAGGACGAGGCTAATAATCGCACCAAAGCAATTCAAGCAGAAAGTGTAAATTTAACGAAAAAAATTCAAGCCGAAGCAGCGACCCGAGGGAATGCTGTTACACAGTTACAAAATGTTGATGCTCAACAAGCACAACTCATTTCTGCTGTCACGGCAAAAGCTAATAACGCTCTATCAGGTTTGGAAGAAGAAAGAACCGCCCGAGCAAACGGCGATAAAGCTGAATCTCAAGCCCGTGAAGCATTAACAGCAAGAATGGGATCTGCTGAAAGCAATATCGCAACTATTCAACGTACGGTAGCAACTAATGCCCAAAGCATTAGTGAAGTCAGCCAAAATTTAAATGCGAAGCTGGATAATTTAAGTATGGGTGGGCGAAATTATTTAGGCTACACTAAAGATTTTTCTTCCGGCTGGGAGTTTGCTCAACACGCTAATGAAACCGCTTTAAATGGCAACGGTACTATTATTGATGGTTGTTTGTACTTTAACTCAAAAACCAATAAAGTTTCAGAGTGGCATCAATTTAGCCGAGAAAGTTCAGTAAGTCAGAGATTATCATCAGAATCGCTGAACCGGTTAGAGTCTGGCACATATACAATTAGCTTTATGGCTAAGAGCAATATTGATAATGACCGCATTTGGTTTTCAGTACGCCAATATTTTAATAATGGTGAAAGTAACAACAAAGCAGTATGGGTTACAGGTATTAGTAATGAGTGGGGTAAATTTTCAGCTCAGATTGAGATTGAAGATAGAGCTTCATCTGATAAAACACATAAGTATTGGCTAGCTGTTTTAGGTTGTTTTACTGTAGGTGCTGAAGTTTGGTTGAAGAATATCAAACTGGAGAAAGGCAATATTGCTACAGACTGGACACCTGCCCCTGAAGATGTGGAAAGCAGTGTGAGTGCTGTATCTGCTGATTTAACCACCTACAAACAAACCCAAGCAGCTGCCGATTCAGCACAAGCACAGCAACTTAATCAGTTATCTGTGAACTTGACCAAAGCAGAGACTAATTTCAATGCCAAAATCACGGAAGAAAAAAAAGCTCGTGTTGATGCAGATAAAGTGAATGCAGATAAACTCACAGACATAACAAGCCGTGTTGCAAATGCAGAGTCAAGCATTACCGGTATTCAATCCACCAAAGCGAGCAAGACAGAAGTAGCAAGCCTTGCTCAAAATTCATTGCAAGCAATTTGGAAAGCAGATGTACAGTCTGCGGTTAATGGATTTAAAGTCGGAGGTCGGAATTATTTAGGCTACACTAAAGATTTTTCTTCCGGCTGGGAGTTTGCTCAACACGCTAATGAAACCGCTTTAAATGGCAACGGTACTATTATTGATGGTTGTTTGTACTTTAACTCAAAAACCAATAAAGTTTCAGAGTGGCATCAATTTAGCCGAGAAAGTTCAGTAAGTCAGAGATTATCATCAGAATCGCTGAACCGGTTAGAGTCTGGCACATATACAATTAGCTTTATGGCTAAGAGCAATATTGATAATGACCGCATTTGGTTTTCAGTACGCCAATATTTTAATAATGGTGAAAGTAACAACAAAGCAGTATGGGTTACAGGTATTAGTAATGAGTGGGGTAAATTTTCAGCTCAGATTGAGATTGAAGATAGAGCTTCATCTGATAAAACACATAAGTATTGGCTAGCTGTTTTAGGTTGTTTTACTGTAGGTGCTGAAGTTTGGTTGAAGAATATCAAACTGGAGAAAGGCAATATTGCTACAGACTGGACACCTGCCCCTGAAGATGTGGAAAGCAGTGTGAGTGCTGTGTCAGCCAAAATTGATACCATTCAGCAAACTCTAGCTAATTCTGATTCAGCTTTAAGTTCTCGCATTGACAGCGTAACAGCATCCGTGAATAGCAATAAAGCACAAATTTCACAGGTGAGTAATGCGGTTGCAGGTGTAAATGGTAAATTATCTGCAACTCACACTATCAAAGCACAGACTATTGCAGGTGGACGAACTGCTATTGCAGGTATCGCGATGGGAGCAAGTTCTGACGGTGTAACTACAGAATCATCTGTTATCGTAATGGCGGATAAATTTGGCATTGTTGCTAATGCGAATGATGGAAATGTGAAACCTGTATTTAGTGTGGCAAATGGTCAAGTTGGTATTCGTGGAGATCTGATTGCTGATGGTTCTATTATTGGAGATAAAATTCGAGCAAATACCGATTTATCCTCTCCTAATATCAATGGCGGTAATATCTCAGGGACTAACATCACTGGTACAACAATAAGTGGTGGTACTATTACAGGTACAACCGTTAGTGGTGGTACGGTAACTGGTACGACAGTTAGTGGGGGTACAGTTAAAGGTTCTCGTATTGAAGGTGGAGTAATTAGTGGTTCAACAATCCTTGGGGATATTGTGAAAGCAGTTATTCTGACTAAAAAAGGAAATGACTTTGAAGGTACTGTACCAGCAAGTGAGATTTCCTCTCGTACTGTAGTTATTCCATCAATCAGTTTTAATGCAAATAGTGGTGAAACAAGTACGGTCACTATATATATCGATGGGTCAAAAGTAGCTGAATCAAGTGTTTCAGGAATAAGGAAAGAAATACCAATTATGGCAACTATTGCTCCCACAGAGATTAGGGGAAGTGTATCAGTATCGGTTTCTGGTGATGTCGGTGGCGATTTATCAGGAAGCGTTAGAGGTTCAGTTTCTGGTCAAGCTAGTGGTATGGTTTCAGGACAAGCTAGTGGTACTGTTTCTGGTAATGTAAATGGGAATGTCAATGGAGGTTTTGTTAGTGGACACGTTTCAGGAATGGCATCAGGCAACCTATCAGGAACGGCTTCAGGTTCTTTATCAGGTCAAGTGAGTGGCGAGGCTCATGGCAGAGCGACAGGGAGAGTTACAGGAACAGCTACTGGCTTTGCGACAGGAACAACGCCAATGACAACTATTAGGACATCATTTATGCTGGAAGTTCCTACATCAGGAAGCATCTCGGGTTACAAACAGATCACAGGTGAAAGTGTTCTTATAAAAGTAACAGCAAATAATTCAACAGCACTAAGCGGACAAAACTCTTTAGTTGCGTTAGTTGCATAGCTCAACGGCTCAAGTAGAAATACTTGGGCTTTTTTTATTATCAACACAAAAAGGAAAACATTATGAAATTCATCGAAAAACAAACTGAATGCCAACGTACAGGTGCATTATCAAATCATCACGTGGTAACAGGCTTACAAGTGGACTATGTGAATAATAGTACTTTTATCACAATGGCATCGTATGTATCCAAACAGAAAAAAGATGAGGGTAAGGAATCTCTATCGGTAAATACCTTCACTATTTCGGCTGTCCCATCGTGGGATCAAATTCCGTATGAGTGGGCTTTATCTGAATTAGTCAAAGCACAACCAGAAGATTTTGTACCTGAAACATACAGCGGTTATGTAAATCCATATATGTTTGCTGGAGGTAAGGTTAAAGAAACGACAGAAACTAAATAA